GCTCTCGCCTAGGGAAAGTTGGTATTGAGGTTGGGCTGAGTTATTAGCTCAGCCCTTCCCCCAGATTAACTGCTTATGTAGTCGCGACCATGTGCGTGATGTTCCCCGCAACTTCAGGACTCTGCCTCACAACCGCGTAGGCATAGCACTGAGTCAGGTTCGCATCCGTACCGGTGACCTGCACAGTGATCGTGTCGCCATCGACAGGGGCCACAGTGGAAGTCAGGTCGAGATAGACCGTCTGGCCGGCCACGTAGGTAGACAGCACCTTGAGCGTACCAATGACGGTCTCACCCGTGGCACTATCAGCCGTCGGCCTGCGCCGGAAGTCAACAACCCCAGCGCCGCCCGCCGGAGTCTGCGTAATGACCAGCGCGATTCGCCGGACATACGCCTTGAACGGAACCACCCACGAATACTTCACACCCGTGGAGGCAAGAGTAACAGTCCCAACGCCCGCGGTGCCGAGCGAAGAGAGTTGCGTATCGGGACCGAACAGACCGCTAAACGAATCAGCCATGATATTCTCCTTTTTCCTTTATTAGGCTTATTGAGAAGTCACGCGGATGATTCGGGCTTCGCCGTCGTTCGAGGTATCCCAAATGATACCGAACTCTAGCAGACCAACCCAAGCAAGCGCCCGCTGCAGACCGAAGTTCCCAGGAATTGACATCCGGAGTTCCGGGTCCATAACGACCGCCATGGCCACTGCATCGTCACCAAAGAACACGGCCTCACCAAGGACCGAACCCGTACCCTTGTTGTTAGCAAGAGCGTTGGTGTGGTTGACCTCAACGAAGTCGATGTTCTCAATGGTTCCGACGAGCCCACGAACGTGCGACTGCTCGGCCATCGAATACTGCCGCCACGCGAGGAACTCGGGATCGTTCTTGATTCCCCTGAGCGCCTTAACCGACGCGAGGCACTGATACTTCTCTCCGCCACGCCATCCGGGGACGTGGAGAGTGTCCATCATGTAGTCTCGAATGGTCTTCACATGCGCCACCGTCAAGTTCTCGGTAGCGGTCGTAGAAGGAGTACCATCCGTATCGAAAGTCCCGCCGGTGAGGCTGGTCGGGATGAACGCAATCTGCGCCGTCTTGAACGCAGCCGCTGCGGCCGTGTCCATGACTAGCTGAAGCTGTTGCTTCATCTTGCGCTGGATCTTGTCCTGAATGTCGAAGTGCGCGAGAATCTCGGCCTTCTCCGTAAACTCGATACCACGGCCCCAATAGCTGACCGTAATAGACTTGGTCGTAAGAGAGAACGTGTCAACTGGCACACGATCGCGCGCACCGAATTTAGCAGTAGTCGGCTCAGGGATATTCTTCACGCGAGTAATGGTGACTGACTCACCCTTACCCTGCCCATAACCCGGCTCCACGTCCACGTACTGCATGAACTTGGAGTCCGCAACTGCGGCTTCCCGGATTTTGGCGCTGAGTGCATGGTTCTTGAATGTCCCCGATGGGGCATCCAAGTCCCAACTAAACTCTGCCATGTTAGATCTCCTTTAGTCTGTGGACTACGCCTTAGTCCCCATCTGTGCTCTTTGCATGTTCTTGATGTAGTCGGCCATGGTCAATGGCTTCGCGGGAGTCCCGGCGGGTGCGCCGCCTGGAGCCGCTCCACCTGGAGCCATGATGGCACCGGCTGCCTGATTGATCCCGGCTTGCGTTGCGCCAGTCTGGACCGCTGCGGCCACCCGGGGCTGAAGAACAGCCCTAGACAGATCCACAGCACGCCCAACCTGCCACTGCAACCGCTCGGTGTAATCAGTAATCGTAGCCGGGCACTCGGCCTCTGCACGTCCGGACATTGCCCAGAACAGTTCGAGGGGTACGTCAGACGCAGACTCAGAGACGGTTTTGTTAATGACTTGAACAGTCTGCTGATTGCGCTGTGTTACGCGGGACTCATTCTCACGCGTTGTCATCACTTTATCAAATTCTGCCATCGCGCGTCGAGCACCACGAGCCTCAGAGAACTTCATAAGCTTCGCGAAAGCTTCCTCATCCGACTTTGCTGTCTGATACTCAGTCCAGAGAGTCCGCATTTCCTGGGCGTCTGCCTCGGCTTGCGGGTTTGGCTGAGTGGGCTGATCCATCACTTCCAGCAGTTTGCCTAGCACTGGATGGTTCTGAATCTGAGTCAGCGCGGTCTTGAGTTTGGACGCTTCCTCTGCGTTCTTATGACCCCATCGCTGGGTGTCTTGGAGGCGTTTTTCGGCATCAGCTAACTGGACCTTGAGTGCTGAATCCGTTGCAGGAGCACTAACTGGAGCAGTATCGCTTGGAATTACGGCGGGGGCCGGCGCTGCCGGGGCTGCCGGTGCCGCTGGCGGCTTCAGCGAATCCGCAATCTGCTGCTGTAGGGTCGGCTGGGGAGCCGGAACGACAGGAGCAGCGGGGACTGGAGTGCCAGTAGGAGTCGGTTCGTTTGGCATTTTATTACCTCTTAGGCGTCAGAGAATCCGTCGTCTGCGAGAGACTGCGGGTTCTGTCGCTGATTCAGCTTGGTTTGAATCTCTACGGCCTTCGCTCGCTTGGCCGCCAACCTCTCCATGGAACCGGCACCTACGCGAATGGTCCCATCGATCTGGTTGAGAATTTCGTCAAATACCTTGAGTGCATCAGGGTCGATTTCCTTCCGCTTGACGGCTTCAAGGTAATCATCGTGCACACGGCGGAAGATGGGGTATAGATCCAGCCTCCACACTTCGCTTTGAACTAGCTCGGCGAGCCTATGAGCCCGCTCTGCTTTCTTGGCCTCGATGACGGCCCAATCGTTATCAGTGATCTCAGAGAGAGACTTGAACAGGACGGCTGCTGATCTTGCGTCCACCTTTACCTACCCTGGAGCGGTCCCTGGGGAACTTGCAGCGGAGCGGGTGCTCCGCCCTGTGGCGGCGGGCCTTGCGGGGGCGCGCCTTGTGGCGGTCCGCCAGGACCAGGAGGGCCTTGCGGCGGCATTGGCTGCTGTCCGCCCGGGCCAGCGGGGGCCATCGGCCCACCTGGCATCTGAGGAGGCGCAGTAGCAATCTGAATACGGTCGGTAATCCCGAGTAGATCACCGATCACCTGGAGAATGTTCGCGGGGTTGACGAGCCCCATGTAGCTCGGAGTAGCCGCCAAGGTAGCGAACTGCATGACCTTCGCCAACTGCTCGGACTTCATGAAGGATTGCGTGACACCGCTGAACTTGAACTGGAAGTCGCCCTGCAGCATCATAACCCGCTGCTCGATCGGCACGGATGACAGCATCATTGCCGCTTCTGGACCGATCAGGTTCATGATCTCAGGTTGATTGTAGTCACTGAAGTACTGGAGCAACAGGTCATAGGTCAGGCTTATGATATCGGACCCGAGGCCCTCAAGGTTCCTGCCCATTGACTCGAAGATCGCCAACGACTGAGACGTCTTGATCTGCACTTCGCCCTTCGTGATATCCGACCGGCTGCCAGGAAGGCCCACCGCGAAGTCAGTCACGAAGTTCGAGTTCTGCCGGATCTTGTCGATGTACTCTAGGGAGGCCATGACCGCACTCGTCTCCATGGTGCCCATCTTGGCCGGAGTTAGCGCCGGGGCCTCGGAGTGCTTGACCCACAACTTACCCGGGTAGTGCTCTAGATCTTCCCAATCGACCAGGGCGTCCTGGTAGACTTCCGTGGGCGGATTGATGACCCAATTTAGTCCGTCGGCCCACAGCATGAAGACGTTCGAGTAGAGTTGGGAAAGCTGCGCGTCCTGCTCAGCGATACCGCGACCCTCGAATCGGGCCGGGTGAATAACCGGAGCACCCGCCACGAACGGTGTCTTACGCCGCCCTGTGTTCAGGTCAGTCGCCCAGATCGGGTTGTCAACAGGTCCGTAGAGAACCTCTTGACCCGACGTGACCATGAGGGCGTCCGGCAGTACCACGTCCCCGTTCTCGTCCAGAATGTCGAGCCAGCCTTCGTTAATCAGGTAGCTCTTCCGGAATTTATGCCGCTCGTACTCGTACTGCTTACGCTGGGCTTCGTCCCGCTGCATGTCTGTCATGCCGTCTGACGTAAGCTTGTTAGGCTGGTTGCTTGCTAGAACCTTGCCTAGCGCCGTGGCGTCCCACACCTGCGCCATCTGCTGTAGCGCAGAGCGGTCTTTCCACTCCGAGTGATATAGGTACGAGCCCGACCAGTTCTGCCTCGCCTTGGAGTCAGGGTCCCGGAAGATGTTCCAAGGAGCCACGTAGTCGATGTTGATGAACGACTTGGGCTGCTTCGTAAAGGACGGTATGACTCTCTCTGTCATAGGATCTGGTTGCGCGCTCATCAGCTTCGGCACGTTCACAGACACCGGTCGGATCTTGAGATATCCGGCGACACCCGTGATGAAGCCGACCTTGCAAGCATCCGAGAACTTGTACGCCAGGTCTGCCTTCGTGAGGAAGAGTTTGAGGATCGGGTTCCACATGAGGGTTGCTAGCATGCGCTCCCGATCATTGTGCCCATCAACTCCGAAAGGACTGTCCGAGTCCAGGATGGATCGCTGGATCAGGGCCGTGGCCTGCTCAACTGCTGTGAAGATCTTAGGAACCCACAGCTTCGTCTGCCACTCTTCCTTACCTTGGAAGGTGACTTCGTTTTGCCACATACGCCACCACTGCCGCCAACGCTTCCGCAACTCCGCTGTAGCCTTCTCAGCCTCGTCCTTTTGCACCCTGGTCAGTTCGATCAAGTGCATCGGATTGAGACCAGCGGCCTTAGCGATACCTTCTTGGCGTGCCCGTGGGTCGTTTTGGAGTTCGTCCAGTGTTGGCATTAGCGTCTCTTCGCGTTCGGATTAAGCCCGATAATAGCCGGGAACGGTAGGGTATCAATCTCGATCCGCTCGACGGGACAAACTTCCATACCCGCTGGATGGCGGTGCGTACGATGAAACACACTGCAAGAATTACAGTAGCTCAGCGTTGCCTTACGGCGACCCGCCATTGGGGTAGTACGCGGGCGACTCCACTCAGTCATTATCTCGTCCCTCGTCCCTTACGAGAACAATCACACTTTGGAGAATACTTGTCGATGACTTCGACCTTCAAGCATACAGGACACCATCTAAGTGCCAACGATATCCTCCACAGGTGCAACCGAGTAGCTTCGTGCTCTTCGGTTCTTATTGATTTTCGGATTCAGTGTCATTTTGGGGGCGCGACGGACGGTTGTCTCAAAGCCCATGTCGGACGAGTAGCCTTGCGCCCGGTCCGGCTTCGAGAGTTCCTGGCCCTTGATGCGGCTCGACTCAGCTTGGAGAGCGGGGAAGCCACGGACGCAGATACCGGCGGCGTCAACGAGATCCCAGGCCGACTTGTCTGCGGGGACGGATCGGAGGCAGTCAAGCAGGACTCTTTGATCTCTCTTAAAGAGAACAGTCTTGCTTTCAACCCAAGCGCTCCACGAGTTTGCCCGCCTAAGCTTATCGCCATCCGGTTTAACGAGATCAACGTGTAGATGGACGTTGCGCTGCCGTAACTCGTGTTCCAGAACTTCTTTAAGAGCCCTTTGATATGCAACATCCTCGATCCGCACTGACCGCGCCCTGAACAACTGCGCGGCCTTAATAATCTCGTCTACCTGCTCGTAAACGCTCCAATGGCCAGCATTAGCGTGTAGTATATATATACGGCCACGATTAATCCCGCTGCGACATTGGCCGCCCACGACAAGGGCTGACTTAGCGCTTGTGTCTTTGTCAGAGATAGCCGGATCGAAACCGATCTCAACCACTAGACTATCCGGCTGCTTCTCTTCCTCGTCCTTGCCGAAGTACTCGAACCATGCGTCGTGGAACGGGTTGAGTTGCGCGAGTTCAAGCCACTCTCCATTTATGAATCGTCTAGCGAGCGGCGTATCTCGTCCGAATATCCGTTCCAACCGATCGTAGTACCCGGCCGTGAGGTTCGCCACATTCGATGCGCGATCACCAAGATACAGGTGGTAATCAGCGTTAGGATTCTTGGGTTCTCCCACTCCATTGTATCCAAAGTCCTTTGCGATCCAGTGCATAGGAGCCGGCGGGTTCCCGGTAAGCCAAACCATAGGGTGGTACCCGTGTTGCCGTCCAGCACGCGACTGTAGCAGCATCCAAAGTTCCGGGTCGATGCCCGGCTCCTTAACCACCGATGACGAGTTCAGGTTTAGTCCGCCTTGTGGTTCGTCAATCCATGCAGCAGCCAGGTCAAGTGACAGCACGTTCGTAACGTCATCCTTCTGATCCATAGCACGAAACAGGATCTCCGCGGGTCTGTCAGGATCGCTAGTACGGAGATAGAAGGTCCGCGTCGAACGTACATAATCTCCCGCCGTTCCTTCTGGCATCCACGCGAAGAACGTCTTCTGCGTCGTGTCGATCAGGTTCGGGTAGGTATCCCGGATGACTGCGATCGTCGCCCCCGGCCACGCTTGTGCGTATAGCCAGGTCTTCATCACGCCCGCAGTAGACTTGCCGCAGCCTAACGGTCCGAAGAAGGCGGAAGCAAAGACTGGATCTTCTATGAATGCCTTCGCTGCAGGTGAAGGCTTGTAGTCGATTAGGAGACGCGTTTGCCCGCCGATCGACTCAACTGTCGTGGCCACGGTTAGCCTCCGAGCAAAGTTCTCCGAAGATACTGACCCCAGGACTCACCCTTCGGATTGTCCTGAGTCGCTGGGTGCTGAGGAGCAGCGGATGGCTGTGAGATAGCTTGAGTCTGCGCTCCCTGCTCGCCCATGTAGGTTGGACGCTGTGGAGTTTCCCCACGTTCAGCCTGCTCTAGTGCGGCCTCATATGGATCTTTGGTAGCCTGCGCCGTGAAGATGTCTGCCGGATACTCGTCCGGTGTATACTCAGTAGGCTCAGGCTTTCCGTGCTGTCCCATCGACTGTTGATTCTGCTGGTTCTCTAGATCGCCTAGTTCCGGCATTTGCTGAGGCGCGCCCCATTCTGGAGGCGTCATGTCGGACCGTTGTCTCGCATGCCACACAGCATCTTCTTGGGTATTAAAGGGTCCCTGGAGAACTCGACCAGTAGTCCCATGGACGTTGTAATGAAGCCCATCCGGACCGCGCATTGTCCGACTATTTTCGTGAGACATTACGCGCCCTGGTAGGTCCCGCCGGGCAAATTAAAATTCTTGAATAGATCTTTATTCGGAGTTATTAGCATCCCGGCGCTACCTAGATAGTTCCCCGTAGTACGAAGATAGTCTTGTTGCGTCGTAGGTGTACCCACAGCCGTCGTTCGCGGTCCCATGTTGACAGGATCGCCAGGTTGGTACGCTGGCTGGTCTAGATAGCTAGTCTTGCCCTGTGGAAGTCCTTGCTGCGACGACCCAGCCCACATACCTGGAGCCTGGATTGCGCCACCCTGATACACGCCTTGACTTTTCCC